GGGACTAGTGTGTTTGCGCCTGTTGCTTCAAATGCTTCAACTGGAACTTCACTTACGACAAACTTCCCTATTGATTTGCAAATGACTGCATTAAGGCCTGGCAATGCAGGCAATACTACATTTAGCACTCGTCTTATTGGTATTAACAGCCAAAACACAGCAGTACTTACGCCTTATCTTGTATCTTCTTCAACTGCGGCAGAAACTACTGGTAGTGTGACTCGATATTGGACAAACACTGGTTTTCAAATGCCAGGTGCTTTTGCGGGAACGGACACAATTTTTTGGAATCTGCAACGCGCCCCCTCCGTATTTGATGTGGTTTGCTATACAGGTAATTCCGTTCAAGGCAGAACAATTACACACAACTTAGGTGTAAAGCCTGAGTTAATGATTGTTAAATCAAGAAGTAATGGCATATCGTGGCAAGTTTATAGCGCAACTGAAACAGCCACAAAATATATGCTTCTTGATAGCAGTCAAGGCTCAAATACTGCTTCGTTTGATTGGAACAATACCGAGCCAACAAGTAGCGTTTTTACTATTCAAGGAACAGGCGGTACTGGACTTGAGGTGAACTGGACAGGTTATACCTATATCGCTTACCTATTTGCCACTTGTGCAGGTGTTTCCAAAGTAGGCTCATACACAGGTACAGCGGCACTTCTAACTGTAAACTGCGGGTTTACATCAGGTGCTCGGTTTGTTTTGATTAAGCGCACAGATAGCACTGGCGATTGGTACGTTTACGACTCAGCCCGTGGAATCACATCAGGCAATGACCCGTACTTGTTATTAAACACAACAGCCGCCGAAGTAACAGGTACAAACTACGTAGACACAACAAGCGTAGGCTTCCAAGTCACAGCCGCCGCACCATCAGGTTTAAACGCCAGCGGTGGAACATACATCTTCTTGGCTTTCGCATAAGGAAAAATCATGCAAGTACGAATTAAAGAATCAGGCGCAGTCATGTACGAAAGTGAATTTCGTGCATACACAAAAGCCAATGGTGGCCCATCATGGGACATAACAACTCCTGAAGTCTTAGAGGCTTTAGGTGCTGATGTAGTCTTTGAAGGCGCACAAGCAAGTGGAACTGTTTACCAATACTCTCAAGCAGATGGCGTAGAACAGCTTGATGGCAAGTGGTACACAAAGTATGTGCTTGGCCCTGTCTTTGTAGATACACCCGCCACAGAAGAATCCGATGCTAAAACAGCCGCAGAACATGAGGCCGCATACAAAGCAGCCAAAGACGCTGAACAAGCTAAGTCTGTGCGTCAAAGCCGTGATGACAAACTCAAAGAAACAGATTGGATTGTTATTAAAAACTTGGAATCAAATGCCAACATACCTGGTGTTTGGGAAGTTTACCGCCAAGCCTTGCGTGATGTCCCGAATCAATCAGGTTTCCCTTGGACAATTACTTGGCCTGTTGAGCCACAATAAGGAGCAATCATGGCTTTAAGCAATCAACAAGTATTTGATTATTTTCTGAATACACCCAACATGAGTGACGCTCAAATTCTTGCTTTTATGAGGCAGAACGCTGTTAGCCCGTCTCAGATTGCAAGCACTTTTAATATGCCTATTGGGGACATTATTTCCCGTCTAGGTGCTGTTATTCCTCCTAATGAAGCAGTATTGCTTGGTGATACTTATCTTCAATCAATATACGATGTAACAGGTTCTGGTGAAGACCAACAAATTGGTGCTTTAAAAAATATTCTGACCTATAAAGAAGGTGAGAACAAAACTGGTGGGGCTTACAACCAATATCTTCCATCTGGTGCTTTAGAGCGTACTGGTACACAACAGAATGTTGATAGTGGTGTTAAAGAGTTTTTATTAGGTTCAGCCGCTTTATTTGGTGGTGCTGCTCTTGCAGGTCTTGGTGGTACAGGTGCGGCAGCAGGTACGGCAGCAGGCACAGCAGGAACAGTAGGAACAGCAGCAGGAACAGCAGCAGGAACTGGCTTAGGTTCATCAGCATTAGGTACAGGTTTAGGTGCTTCTACATCACTCGGTACTGGTTTAACAGCGGGTGCTAGTGGTCTTGGTTTAAGTACTACAGGCGCAGGTCTAGGCACTTTAGGAACAGGTGCTGGCATTACTGCGGGTGCAGGATTAACTGGTACTGGTGTTTTGACAGGATCAACTCTTGGAACGGGATTGCTTGGTACAGGAGCAGGTTTAGCAGGTTTGACAGGAACGGGCGTATTGTCTGGTTCTACTCTTGGCACAAATCTTTTAGGCACTACAGGAACAGGTGCTTTAACAGGCACTGGAGTTCTTACTGGTTCGGAGTTAGGCACTTCATTACTAGGAACTGGAACAAATACAGCAGCAACAGTTGGTGGTCTTACTGGTTTAACCAATGCAGCCAATGTTGGAACTGGAGCATTAAACACAGGTATAACTACAGGCTTAACTGGCTTGGGAACTGATGCATTGAATACAGGCGTTAATACTACAGGCGCAACAACAGGATTAACAGGTGCAACAGGTGCAACAGGCGCAACAGGCGCAACAGGCGCAACAGGTACGGCAGGCGCTGCTGGAACTGCAGGTGCTGCTGGTGCTGCTGGATTGGGCGGGTTAACAGCGGCTCAAATTGGTGCTTTGCTATCAGGTGGTTTGACTACTGGTGCAGGTCTTCTCCAACAACAGACATCTCGTGAAGCGGCACAAAGAGCGCAACAGATGATTGATACCGAGACTGCTGCGGCTAAAGCTGCGGCTCAGTTTAGACCAGTTGGAATGACTACTCGTTTTGGTACTTCACAGTTCCAAGTTGATCCAGTTACAGGTCAGTTGATAAGCGCAGGATACACATTAAGTCCTGAAGCTAAAGCTCAACAAGATAGATTTGTTGCTTTGTCAAACCAAGGTTTAACGCAAGCAGAACAAGCGCAAGCACAATTTGCTCCTTTGCAAGCTGGCGCACAACAGATGTTTAATCTAGGCCAAGGTTATTTGGGTGGTCAAACTGATCCTCGCCTTGGTCAAATTGCATCTCAATATCTTGCTCAGTCTCCTGAGAGCAAAATGCTAACTTCTCTTGGAGGTCAGTACATTGCGCAATCTCCAGAACAAGTTGCTCAGAACTATCTAAATCAACAGATGGCTTTGTTGCAACCTGGTCGTGAGCTAGAGTTAGCTAATCTGCAAAACAGACTACAACAACAAGGTCGTGGTGGTTTATCTGTGGCTCAAGGTGGTACTTATGGTGCTACTACTCCTGAACTACAGGCTTTGTATAACGCTCGTGCCATGCAAGAGGCTCAATTGGCGGCTTCGGCTCAACAAGCGGGTCAACAGCAAGTTCAATTTGGTGCGGGATTGTTTGGAACAGGTCAACAACTTGGAATGCAAGGCCAACAATTTGGAATAGATACATTGGCTAGACAACAAGCGCTTGAGCAACAGAGATTGGCACTTGGTACATCTCTTTATGGACAAGGCGCTCAAAATCTTGGTCAGTACTATGCGGGTCAGCAAGCCGCTTATGCGCCATATACGACTGCAATGGGTCAGGCTCAGGCTTTGGAAGCGGCAGGACAACAACCCCTTACATTGGGTTCACAACTTGGTCAAACAGCATCAACCGCAGGTGCAAGAGTTGGACAACTAGGTTTACAGGGTGCTGGTCAAAGCGTTGCTTTGGCTACTGGCCCTGCGGCTACAACTAACCCCTATTCAACACTACTGAGTGGATTAGGTGCTTCCTCCGTTCTTGGTACTGCCGCTGGCAGTGCATTAACTAGCTTATTTGGTTAAGGATTCATCATGGCAGAAAATATCGTAGCGGGTTTGTTTGGCATGAACCCACAAATGTATGGTGAGCAACAGCGTAGAAGTGCTTTGCAAGAAGGTATTACCCTTGCTCAACTAGACCCTGCTGCTCGTGGTGCGGCATTAACTTATGGTGGTGCTAGAGGTCTTGGTAATGCTATTGGTGGTGCTTTTGGAATAGAAGACCCACAACTAAAGTTGATTAGCACTAGAAATTCTATTGCCCAACAGATAGACCAGAGCAACCCTGAGTCTATTTTGCAAGGCGCTCAGATGTTGGCACAAGCTGGCGATCAACAAGGTGCTTTTGCTTTGGCTCAGTATGCTCGTCAAGCACAAGAGAGTATTGCTCAAACACAACAAAGACGGGCAGCAGAACAATCATCTTTAGCTACTGCGGCTAAGACTCAACTGTCTATCAAACAAGAAGAAGAATTACGTGCTGAATTGGCTAAACTTCCTTCTGATGCTACACAAGATCAAATCCTTTCCGTATTAACTAAGTATGGTTCTCCAGATAGAGTTATTGCGGCTTTGACTTCATCTGCTGATAAAGCCTTACAAAGAGAAGCTACACTCACATTAGGTCGTGAAAAAATCCAAGCTAAATTAGAGGCTGATCTTAGAGATGCTAAAAATGATAAAGAAAGAGAAGAACTGAGAATTCAAGCAAGAAAAGAACTTGCTCAATTAACCTCATCATTAGCCGCATCCCTTAAAACACCTCCTGCACCTACTCTTACCACTATTGTTAATCCTGAAAATCCTAATGAAACAATTACTGTTGACGCAAGGACTTATAAAGGTGGCGGTAAAGGTGCTGAAGGTGTTATTGGTGTAGGTAAACCATCTTCTGCTCAAGAAAAAGCATCATTGTTAAAAGCACAAATGGCTAAAGATATTGATTTTGCAATAACTGAACTAACCAATGTAACCAAAGAGGGTGGTCTGATTGACCAATCTACAGGTAGTGGTGCAGGTCGTTTAGCTGATATTGGAGCAGGTTTCTTTGGTCAAGCAACAGAAGGCGCAATAGCCATTGGAAAACTCAAGCCAATTCAAGACTTAGTGTTGAAAATGGTTCCTCGTTTTGAAGGCCCACAGTCCGACAAAGACACAGCTTCTTACAAAGAAGCCGCTGGTCAATTGGCTGATCCTACTTTGCCAACAAAGATTAGAAAAGAAGCTGGTAAAACAGTTTTGCGTTTAATGCAATCTCGCAAGAGTCAATTTGTTAGCCCTGAATTGGCATCTGAGGGAATTAGCACTACTCAACCTTCTAGTGCTGCAAGATCACTTAGCGCAGAAGATCAACAAGCGTTAAATTGGGCAAACAGCAACCCACGTGATCCTCGTTCTGCACAAATTAAGAATCGTTTAGAAGGTAAATAAGATGGCTACTTTTGATCCTGACGCATATCTTGCTAAAACAACAGAGTTTGACCCCGATAAATATTTGGGCGTTAAGCCTCAAGAGTCTGATGAAACTGCTAGGTTAGCGGCTCGTTATCCTGCTCCTCTTTCTGCTCAAATACCTGGCTATGGCAAGCCCGTTCCTGCTGCTAGAAATGAACCAAACTTAACCACAGGCCAATTAGTTTATCGAAACATTGCTAGACCAGTAGTTGCTCCAACAGTTGAGGCAATGGGTGCTGTTGGTGGTGGTTTGTTGGGTTCGCCAGCAGGCCCACCAGGAATTGTCGGTGGTGCAGGTTTAGGCTATGGCATGGCTAAAGAAGTCTTAAAACTAGGTGATATTTACCTTGGTGGCATGACTCCAGAACAAGCTCAAACACAACCCGTTAAAAACGTGCTTGAAGGCGCTACTTATGAAGCGGGTGGTCGTGTTGTCGCTCAAGGTTTAAGTGCTGGTATTGGAAAAGTAGTAGATTTATTTAATGCTCCTGCAAAAAAAGCGGCTAATTTAGCTCAGTTATCTCTTGGTAAAGACCTTCCTGACGTTCTTAAAGCACTAAGAAATGCTCCTCCTAACGCAAGTGTTGCTGAAATTACAGCATCTTTTAATAATCCTAAGTGGCAAGCATTGATTGATGATGCCCTGCAACAAGACCCACAATTCTTGCGTAAAGTTAAGTTGTTTAATGAAGAAGAGTCTCTGAAGGCTTTGTCTAAATTAGCGGGTGGTGAGAATGCGGCTGAAGTTCGTTCTGTTGCTGAAAAAGCAAAGGATGCCCTAAACGCTATTACAACTCCATCAAGAGAAGCCGCATTAAATCGTGCAAACCTTGGTAAAGCAGTTGCTGAATATGAAGCAAAAGCAGGAATGCTGAGTGGAGAGGCTGCTGCTAAAGTCGCTGATGTTCGCAGATTGATTGAGGCGGGTGAGTTAGCAGAGGCGGCAGGTCGCCTTGAGTTAATCAAGAAGGGCATTCCTGTTGGCTTTACAAGGTATACCTATAAAGGCGATTTAGCTTTAATGGCAGACAATTGGGCGGCAAAAGCGGCAGATGCTTCTTTGGACTTGGGCCAAGGCGCTCGTTTTGCTCAAGGTGCGGCTGATGCTTTGCGATCTGTTGGCATCAAACCACTTGAGGGTGCTGCTTTATCTCAAAGGATTTCATCTATTGCCAACAATCCAAAGTTTGCGGGTGATGATGTACTTGTTGGTGCAGTAAGGAATGTTGCTGATGACATTGCAAGGTGGACAAACAATGGTGGTGTAGTTGATGCTGTTGCTTTGGATGCCATTCGTAAGAACTCTGTAAATGCCGCTATTCAGAAGTTAAGACCAGGAATTGATGCAACATCACAGAGAAACCTTGCCTCTACAGTTCTTGGAAATATCAGACCTCTAATTATTGATGCAATTGAAGAAACTGGTGGTAGAGGATATCGTCAATACCTTACTGATTACACAAAGGGCATGGAAAAGATTGCAGAGCGTAAACTGACAGGTGAAGCACTTAAACTTTGGAAAACAAACAAAGATGGTTTTGTGCGTTTGGTTCAGAATGAAACACCCGAAGAAGTTGAGAGAATTCTTGGGCCAGGCAAGTACAACATTGCTGTTGAATTGGCAGACTCAAGTTTGTCTGTATTACGAGATCAGGCACAAAAACGACTGACTCAAATAGCTGTTAGTGAGCAAGTAAGCGAAGGACAGAAAGCTCTTGCACAGTTATTAAAGCAACAGACTTCATTCATAAGAGCGCCATCGTATTTGAGTGTGGCTGCCAGTTCAACAAATAAAGTAATTAGTGAACTAGAAAAAGCTGTAAACACAAAAACTTTACAGGCTTTGACAGAAGCTATGAAAACACCACAAGGTGCGGCTAATTTGTTGTCAACATTACCTGCTGCTGAACGCAATCAAGTATTGAAACTGTTGGCAGACCCAAGCCAATGGAGTCCAACACTTAGTTCTTCAGCAACATTTGGCTTCAAGGGTGCTTTTCAATCTGATGAGCAATAAATGAAAGACGGGCTGTTTGCTATCTCAGTAGCAGCCCTTCTTCTTTGTTTTGTAATTTTCTGTAGTTATATTATTGTTTGGGCATTTCCGTGATCGCCTTTCTCTTGGCGGCAACCATAGAGTACCGATGTATTAAATGGACTTGGACTGGCGATGTTTACAATCGCAAAGTAGTCTGTCTCAAGTGGGAGAGAAAGAAGTGATTGATCCTATAACAGCTCTAGCTGGCATACAGTCAGCAATCAGCATGGTCAAGAAGGCTAGTAAGGTAGCCAATGACCTAGGCTCACTTGCGCCCATGATCGGTAAGCTATTTGACGCTAAGTCTGTAGCTACAAAAGCCATGCTTCAGGCTAAACAGTCTGGCAAAGGCTCAAACATGGGTACGGCTTTGCAGATTGAGATGGCTTTAGAACAGGCTAGGGCGTTTGAGGAAGAGTTAAAGATGCTATTCATGCAGACAGGAAAGATTGATGTCTGGCAGAAGATTAAAGCCCGTCAAGCAGAGATGGACTTGGCAGATGCTAAAGAGATAAGTGCTTTAAAAGCAGCAGAGAAGAAAGCCAAAGCGAAAGAGCAAGAACAACTAGAGATTGGTTTGGCAATAGGTGGGATATTCTTTGTCTTGTTTCTAGTGTTTGTTGGCGTGAATGAGTTGATGACATTCTGTGAAACAACAAGAAGGTGTGGTCGGTGAATGAGTATCAAAAGACCTTTGACTTATGCTTAAAAATCTTCGTTTACGGGGTAGTGGCTTTGTATTTTTTAGGTTTTCTAAAGTTCTTACCTGATGATCTGTCTGACAGAATTGTCAATCTTCTACTTGGAAAGGTTGGTCTTGGTAAATGAAGTACTTACTTGTATTTGTAGCTTTTATGCTACATGGCTGCGATGAGAAATATCGCTATTTTTGCCAAAACCCTGACAACTTCCATGCTGAACCATGTCAGAAACCTAGATGCCAATTCACTCAGACTTGTCCTGAGTACTTGGTCGCCCCAATCTTGGAGAAAAAAATCAATGATATTCAACCAGAAACAAAAGCTAACAACTGAAGAGATTGAGGTAAGAATTTGGGGGTTTGTTGTGATTTCAGTCACACTTATCCTCACATTTATTGTTTTTGCTCTGCTCTACTCAGTCACCTTTGTGACTCAGCCAATCAAAAGTATGGCCCCGATTGACCAAGCCTATACCAAGATGCTGAACGACATTGTTTTGTTAATTGTTGGCGGTATCGGTGGCGTTATTGGTAAACGGGCTATGTCTAGTGCCGCTAGAGCGTTTAATCCACCAATGCAACCAATGTGTCAGCCAATGGGTTATGGAGGCTCTATGGGCGGTTTTAACTCGTCCTATGGCTCATCTTATGCGCCACCGCAATCTGCGTATGGTTTGCCTAGTCAACCATTTGGTGCTATGCCTGTTTGGAAGAACCCAGAGTTGGATGAATCTTGGACACCTGGCCCTCCTCCCACTACTCCTCCTGACCACTTAGAAGACGAATATGAGCGTGAGCAATTAGCACAAGCTAGACAGGAGGCTGAATAATGTTCCCTTTGCCTTGGTTAATTGTGGGTGCTTTGGTATCTCTCTTTGGTACATACCAAGTTGGACACCACTATGGATGGCTAGAGCGTGATGAAGACATGAAGATAGCCATTGCCCAAAAGAATGAAGAAGCTCGTGACATAGAGCGAAACATGACTGACAAACTTAACAAACAATCTGCCAAATTACTGGAGGCCAATGATGCTATTAAGA